GCTTTATCGTAATCCCATTCTGGTGTTTCTGCCTGTTTTTTTGCTTTTGCAGCAGCTGATTTAACAGTAAATCCTTTCGCCATACTAATGTTCAATTATAATTATATAATACACTATTATCTATACGTTGTCAATAAGAGTGTTCTTCTACTTTACCTTGTATACATGCATCATCTATACATTCAACATATGTGAGCTCTTCTTTAAAATATGAGTAATATATTTTACTCCAGATTATATCAAACTCCTCTTGGTTTAAATTCTTAAACAGACATTTATCGTTTAAGTAAATATGATAGTTTTTCATTTGTCTTTTCTTAAAACAACTACTGGTGCGATTACACGATGAAACTCTCGAAAGTATTCCATACGGTCTTTTGCATACTCACGTTCTTCTTTCTTTTTAGTCATCCTTTTCTGTAATGATTACTTCTTCTGTATCAATATTAAATCGAAGCTCAGTTCCCTCATACCAATTCATGTCATTCATTATCCATTCTGGTATGATAGTATAGTATTCCCCAGTGTTCGGATCAGTCTCTATGGTGGTAAAAATTTCTGCGGGATTTTTTTTCATATAGATGGATTTCATTTTCCTTTTTCAGTTTATATATTATTGAGAAAATTTTTGTATATAAAATGCAACATTTATCACGCTTCCGTAACACTTTGTAGGTTAGGTTCCCACCGCATTTTTAAAAAAGGGGGGTTTAACCCCCATAACTGCTGTATCACGAACGAATGATATTAAAGTTATAATGAGAGAATGTAGGTCTGTCTACCAACTTATAGAGTCCGTGACGACCTGACATTACATACCCTTCACCCATGACAAACTGATTACCTAACCAACAATCACATTTGAAATTATCCCTTATCAGTTTTGTAAACTCTGTCTTTATGTTCTCAACCAACAACCACAACCTAACAAGTTGATAGTTTGCGAACTCCTCCGCAACGATTTCATCACCATCACGAATATATGCGTTTAAATCTTTCTTAAGTTCGATTGCTTCCTTTTCGTCAACGAACTCAACCATAGTTGCCATCTGACGGGCAAACCTAATCATCATGTCAATATCCATAACTGGCATTAGTGCTTCTTTGTCTGTAATCCATGCATCAGGTTGAATGAAGTCTGCACCACGACCACTTAACAGAACGAATGAAAGAGGTTTTGCTTCCATGTCCTTGAATACGTTACCTGTATAATAAGTATGCGGAGCAACTACAACTCCTCCGTGCATCACTCTGTCAAATGAATAAGAGATTGCGTTCGGTTTATAATCACGATAACCACCGAATCCAATAAAATCACCTTGAAACACTTGAAAAGGCACTTCTTCAGAACGTGGCAAACAATGGAAACAACGTATTAGAATAGATTGCAACTCAAAGTTTTTGTGGTTCTTGCATATGTCCTCAACACTATAATTAATCTTTGGTCTAACCTTATTAAATACGGACTTCGTACCAACAAAAAACTTTCCGTTGTCTGGGTTAACTCCCCATACGATTGCGGGTGACCCGTCAATTTTAACTGAATAATCGTTTGGTGCTAAGAACGCATCTAATACAGAGAGGTCACCAGTAAGAATGGTGTCCTCTGGATGCTCAAGGTGAAGTCTTTTCATTACGCATACCTCCCTGCTGGATGTGGATTAGATGGTGTACAACCGAAAGAACCGAAAAATGCGTTGAGCATTATAAGGTTTAGGTCTGGGTCATCAAAGTCAACTCCGCATATGTGGTCAACTCCGTAGAACTTTTCAACTTTTTTGATTCTGTCAATGAGTCTTTCTGTTTTTGTCATGTGGGAAACTTTGTTATGTACTTATTATAAACACTAATGAGATTAAAATAAACCCACTGTGTGCCACTTTATTAAGTGTCATAGGAACAATTTTTTATTATGCTTTACAAACTTATTATAAAATTGTTCATCTGTAGTATGTTCTATCTTAATTAAAAATTCATTTTTAATTACTTCAGATTCGCTACAATTATATAAG